TTGGTTTTTAGTAAATCTTTAACTTCTTCGGTTTCTAGATAATTTATAACTAACTCGATGAATATGTCGCACATTTTTTTGTCAGTAAAACAACATACAATTTTGAGCTTCTTGTGTATTTCAGGTGGAATACGAAACGCACATCCAACCCATTCATCTTTTTCTTTATATTTATGGTTCCATGAACAAGGCCGTTCATTCTTCATTACAATCCTTCCTTTAGGTGTTAAGTATTTTTATGACCTCAGGTAGATCTGATTGATTGAGATCGGCCCATGATCTGAGATTGAACTTTCTGAATATAGTCTCATCTTCACCGAACGTTTCACTGAGTTTGTTTATGGTCTCTTGGTTTATCTTACCAAGTTTTGCAGGTACGGTAGGAACAGGCTTGCGATTCATGATAGTTTCATCATCATCTTCATCAGAAACAACAACGCCAACCAACGCAGCATAAGCATAGCGTCTAGCATAGGTTATAGCGCTTCCCATGCCTTGTGGGTCATTCTTGATCGGTGCTAATACCATTTCAGATGATATGTATTGTCCCGAAGAATGGCCTAAGATTGATATAAGTGATGACTTACCATCTTCGCGTAATTGTATAAGTTGTATTATTGCTAGGCCATTCTTGGTCAAAGCTGGACGCGAAGCCCCTACAATACCCGCAAGATCAGCATATTTGGACTTAAAGAACGGATTACTATTGGTAAGTCCAGCGGTATGCATTTCCCCCTGAGCTTTGGCGAGTGCAGCAAATAATTCATTGCGTTCAGCTGAACTATGTTCTCGTTTATTTGATTGATGTTCAGTCATGATGTTCTTTCATTCTTTTAAGAAATTTTTTCACGCGTTGTCCAGCCGAATAATATGCATAAATATATCCACTGATGAAACCCAATATTGTTGGCCACGGTATTTTCATTATTTTCCTTCTAATTCTTTTAACATTCCCATAGATTCTTTATAGATTTGATGTGGGGTTTTATTTGCTTCGCGCGCTATACGCGAGAATAGGTCCTTATTTAATTCACGAGTTTGTCTTTTTTTGTATTTTTTATATTCATCCACTTTTTTAGCAAATAGATTAAGACATTCCTTAAACTCAGGGTGGACCTTACCATTTACAAGAACAAATAATCCCTGTGCTTTATTTAATAATGCAGCGGCATCTGAGAATATCCTTTGTATCTTTTCTATGGCTTTTTCGTCTAATTTCCATTTGCTTTGCTCGTCCATTATTCCATGGAGCGCAATAGGCTGTATCTGTATAGTCTTTGTAGGTAGCTTTACCTGATTCAATATTTCGATAATTTGTTGTTTTATGTTTTCCATATTATTCCCTTTAAGTCCCTATTTACTTAATTTCATAACTCAATATACTAAACATGACTGAGCATGTCAAGCATATTAATTAAACTGATGAGGCGACTATGAGAATGAAATCATTTACGGTACAGTTACCGGAAGAATTTGTAGAAGAGATGAATGAGACTGTTTTCCTGACTGGTGGTGTTACCATGCGCTCATTTGCGTATGAGGCCTTAAGTAATGGGCTTAAGCGACTGACAAAGGAACCAGAACTGTTTAGAGTCAAACGAGATAAAAGGGACTTGGATGGTATATGATTCAGAGCTATCGGAAATACTACCTAAGCTTAATAGGTTAACTATTATATGTGATCGGGAACCAACGATAGAGGATAAGGCAGATGTATTAACTTTATGGCTTTATAGGAATTCTACTCCGGTACCAGATCCAAATCGGCTTCCCAATTCGATACCATATAGATGTTTTATTCAAATGGAATTCAGTTCAGCTGGATCAAAATGGATTGAATTAGTAGTAAAGGACTTGGATGGAATTTAGTTCACTCAAACAACAAGAACCCTATAAGATTACTATGACAACGTTCTTGTCTGATAGGCAACCCGGACCGGAGGATAAGGCGCATATATTTGCCCTATGGCTAATGAGAACTAATGTATGCCATAGATACTTCATCCAACAGGATTTAAGCGATTCTGGGTCAAATTGGTGCGAGTTAATAGTGAAGTAACACAGAGAGTAGTATGTGGCATAAACTGGTGGAGCATATCGTGACTAAAAATCTCTGGGTTGTAGGTATTTTATGGTTATTGCATTACGTAACCCATTTTATGTTATTTGATCCGGTTATTGAGATCCCATTAATAAGTTTTTTTCTGTATAAGTCGTGGTATTATCCAACAACCAGAAACAATTGGTATTAGGAGATAGACATGGAAATTGTTTCTCTGGAAGCTAAAAATCTTCCTTGTTGGTTGTGTAAAGAAGTTGTGGCAGAAGATGAATACCATATCCAAGCGGTTACCTTAAAAGGCACAAGTTGTTACACGCAAAAAAAGCATAAAGCAGAATTATGGATTATGGGCCGAAAAGCAGCTCAAAAGGAATAGGAAGATAATGAATTGGTTAGTAGTAGATTGGACATTCGTTTGTTTGTTTTGGACTATTTTATTTTTGGCATTCGTTTATTTGTTAGACCAATAGGAATAGCATGATGGTAAAAAATGCATAAAAAATTTAAGCCATGTTGTGCCAGCATATGCATGGTGTATGGATGTAAAATACAGAAAGCTGGCGGTTGTTATTGTATTTGTAGACTTGTGGATCATATGAACCAGCTTAAAAGAATCGTCGACGGAGATACGCGGACTATAAGAATGACTAATGGTGGATGTATAGCCTTTGGAGATAAAGATAAAGCAGAAGAATTCTACCAAAAGCTTAGTGAAGAAGATAAAAAATATAATGATAATTTCATAAAGCAAGCACCAGCCGCTTTAAAAGAATTAGAAGATGAGCTCAAAAAATATGAGATACAACAAGAGTTGGAGAAAGCATGAGATTTTTTAAAATATTATTCGGTGTAGGTCTTGTGGGTTTTTTTCTTTACGTACTTGGGGTTTGTATCCATGAAGAAGTTAAGCATGAACGAGAAAAAAGAGCTTTCTACAGGAATCTGAATCATTTTTTTGCTGAGGAGTAAAGTATGGAAACTAAATGGTATGGCATTAAAGGGATGATAGAGGCTAAAGAAAATAACCTTGAAATTAAACAACCCCCTTATGGTGAAAAAGTAATCATATGTAGCCGTTATTTTAGCTTAGTAGATCCCCAAGAACGAAGTCATTGGTTTTATTTTCTCTATTATGCGCGGTACTGTTGTTGTAAAGGTTGGATTTTTGATGCAAAAAGGGATTCACCTGATCCAGAAATAACAGTAGCTTGGACTTATAATCTTGAGACGCCTTTTAAGCCTAATGCAAAGGTATATTGCAATCGACAATTCGAACCAGAAGAGCATTATGAAGGTTGTTGGCATGAAGATAAATAAGAGAGGATAAATTGATGGTATAAAGGAAGAAGAAAGTGGTTCTCAAACAAACAAAACGGTACTAAAAGTAAAAGGTCCAATAAATTTTACTGGACCTTTTTTAAACTTTTATTAGCTTATAACGGATCTCTAGTTCGTTAAAGCCACATGTAATGTGACATAGCAGACACAAAAAACATAAGGAAAGTATGGCACAGCTATACACAAAGTCAAGAAAAGAAATAAAAGAAAAAGGCTGGAATAACGCCTCTTTTTATCTTTCTAATACTATATGGCAATCAATAGAAGCATCTGATGCCATTATCAAACTTAAAGAAGAACTTTCTGATACGCAATGGAAAGTATTCAGAGCATTTCAATGGATGCGAGAACGCTACCAATATATTTATCCAAGCCTTGATCTTTTGGCCCGAATTGCTCGGGTCAGTGTTTCATCTGTTCGCCGAGCAATAGATAAACTTAAATCTCTACAGATGATAGAAGTTGTATGGCGCTCTTACGATTCCAATCTTTATTATATTAACGAATATTTTACCCGTCCGGATATCTTAAAAATCCTTCGGGCTTTCTTCGTTAATTTCTCACTTTTTTGTTTCAGCCAGTCACTTTTGATTTCAAAGTCCGCTCAGGCAGAGCATGAACAACTATTAAAGTTTAAAGAAAACGAAGTTTTTAATACCGTTACCGTACCGTATAGAGTTTCTCTTACGCGTGATGCGCGCGCGTGCGGAAACGGAACCGGACAAGTAGTAAAAAAAGGAAAAGAAGTAATGTATCCAGACTCATTTGCACTGATTAAAAAGAATCAAAACATTTGGCCACTTACAGATCTAGGCTGTATGAAACTTTCCGTATTTCCGGCCGGAGTTATCGGGAAATTAAAAGAACAAAAGCCTTTTTACGAAGCCTATGATTTCTTCTCTTGGCTTTTCGGGTCTTGCAAACGAATGGCTTCTGAAATGGGAATGCACAAAGTTGATTTTACGCAATTCGATAAAACTTCGAAAGCAATGGGTCTTGGTGCTGGAGATCCTCTTGTTGATGAGAAAGCGTTAAGAGAACTGAAAGCTAAAAAAACCCATAAACAGGGAACTTTAAAGCCAGCCTCTGCGTATAGTGATCCGTTATTCCGCAATTGGTCACAACAAGAAAAGATTGCCCACAAGGCAGAAGCTGTTCGCATCATGAAGCTCATACCTCAAGAGGAACGCAATTCGTTCGTTGCAGCTGAAATTAAGAGCTTTGAAGACCAGTTCGGTATGGGACCATTTGAGCAAATACAAGAACAACCAACTCCCATTTCACAAACAGCTCAGTTTAAGAAGCTAATGCAAGAGGCCCAGGAAAAAGGATTTGATCCAGAAGGTTTGGCTTATTGGCAATTGAATGCTATTCAACGAGATGAATGCTTCTGTTGCATAGTAACCAAAACCCGTGGCAACAATCCTGCTTGCACTATAAAGAATTGTTTCTTGACCCGAAACCGGAACCGTACTTAGCTGATAGCAGGTCTCTAATTAAAAAGGAGAGAGTATGAGTTGCTATCACTCACCAGCTGTTTCGCTTTTCTTTATTGCACTGTCTCTATTAGTTATGTTTGTCTGTTCCGTTTCTTTTTACTGGTACAATTCTGGTTATGCCATTCTTATCTTTATGATTATCCATGAGCTTAAAGAAGCTTGGTATTTAGAATGCCAATGCCAAGATATAGACCTTGAAGATTATTCTTGATACAGTAACTTCGCGGTGCGCAAGTCCCTTTTTATGTGCTATACCCTTCCGCTTATTTTGTAATGCTCCCACCCTTTGCGCACCGCACTTGAAGATTATTATTCATGTGCTAGAGTACCTTTGCAATGCACAGACCTTTCAATAAAATAAAAGAATACACTAATCACCCGATATTTTTTGCATTGCTGTGCATTGCTTCTTGAAGATTGTTATTGATGTGCTAGAGTAACACCGCGATGCACAACTATTTTTTATTGTGGGATTTTTGCGAACATAACCTATTGTGCATCGCGACACAAAAGGAATTAGGTCATGGAACAAAGAAAGCGTGAGTTCTTTATAGAAGGCATCCCCGTCCCATTATCAAGACCTAAGTTTGCCAATAGGCACTGCTACGATGTACAGAAACATGCCAAACTTGGCATAGGTATTCTCTTACTACAACAACTTAAAGATGAACCCATGTTTAAGGGCATTCTTGATGTAGAGTTTCTATTTACGTTTCCCATAGCCAAATCAAATATTAAAAAGAAGCTCGACGGCAAACCACACATCACCAAACCTGATCTAGATAACTGTATAAAAATGTACTTAGATTGTGCCTCACGCGTACTATTTCTTGACGATTGTATTGTATCTTCGATCAAAGCACGTAAAATATATGGAAAACCAGGTACGTTTATGATTATTACGGAGTTATAGGAAGGAATTCGATGAAGACAACCCGTCAAGAACGCTACGCTTATGTTCAAGAACTTCAAACGAAAAGTGAATTGTTAAAACAAAGAGCTATTCCTTTAGAAGAACAAATTGAAATTGGAAGACTAGGCGGTCAGACTAGCATGCCTTTAGAAGAAGTATCACAACAGTATATTGCTTTACTCAAAGAAATTGTTGTTTTAGGTGATTTACAAATAAAAGCCTACAGCGATTTTTTTGATACCTGCCCATGCACAGAAGATAATTGTAAAAAGAAAGCATCTTCTCTTTTAGACCAAATGAAAATATATCAATATGGATTGAGAGAAATAATAAAAGCATGGATTGAGAGAAATAATAAAAGCGTTGTCTGCTTAAAGGACGGAGTTATAAGATGGCAGATCGTCCAAGAAAGCCTCGTGGAACGACTAAAGATTTGATTGAAGCGGGAAATCTGGTAAAATCCGCGCGTGACAAAATACCTGAAGTGAAATTATTTCATTGTTCTGATGATGAAAAATGGCAAAATGACATGGGAAATCGATTGATGGAATGGGTAGATAAAGATACGACTAATGCTTTAGATAATTTTCCTTTAAGTCAGCGATTGGCGCCACGTTGGTTCTATAACATGGCTAAGACTAATAACTACTTTGCACAGTGTTTACAGTATGCGAAGGCCAGGATCGGTTCACGATTACATGAAAAAGTTGAAAACAATCAATTATATATCATGAAATCCATCCCATTGCATATGACTATGTGGGAAGACCAAGAAGAGAAAAGGCTCAATTCTGAAGCTAAGGGAGCAGCCCAGATTATTACGGTGGGAATACCAGAAATAACGGTTAATAAATGATCGAAAATAAGAGAAGGGAATAAGATGACAGTAGAAGAAAAAGGATGGAATGCCGAAGAAGAAGCTTTATGGCAACAATTCTTTGCTTTAGGTGAAAAGAAAGATGCTTTATTTGCAAAAATGGAGCCTTATAAAAAAGAATGTGAAAGAATAGCTGAACAAGATGGAAAGATTGACGAAACAAATAGTTACTTCCGCGAATATCTTTTGCTTAATGAAGAATTGAGGGATCTATCTAAGAGATCTATTGAAATTATGGATAAGCTTGTTGTTAAAGATCCAAATGATCCTAATTCGATTCAATTAACTGAAATCATGGATAAGATAGAAGATCTCAACAATGATCGTTCTTGATAAATTCAAGCCACGCGAATACCAAAAAGGCTTCTTTTTCGCACTTGAAAGTGGCCAATATCGACATGCTATCTTTGTGGGCCCCCGCCGCTTGGGCAAGGATTACATGGCCTGGAACTTAGCAATCCGCTGGGCGCTTAGAAAGACAACTTCCGTACTGTATTTACTTCCGACCTATTCCCAATGCAAAGCTGTTATATGGGACGCGATAGCCAACGATGGTACTCGGTTCTTGGATCTTATTCCTACTGAACTGGTGAAATCTATGAACGCCTCAGAAATGAAAATAACGCTCCACAACAACAGTATTATTCAGTTGCGAGGTGCTGATAACTATGATCGCTCTATCGTTGGTTCTAACGCATCCTTGATCATATTCAGTGAATATGCCATCTGTGACGAGCGGGCTTATGAGTACGCTTCACCTATAGTCGCAGGAAATGGGGGAAGCATGTGCTTCTTAAGTACACCACGCGGACGCAACCATTTGTGGAAATTGTTGAGTATGGCACGCTCATGGCCGGACTGGTATATTACCGTCCTGACCGTTGATGACACGAAGCATATAAGTCCCGATGAACTTGAGCGTGAAAGACTCAAACATTCTGAGGAATTTATACAACAAGAATATTTTTCATCGTTTGACAGGGGAGTAGAAGGTAGTTTCTATGCAAAATTTATTACAAATATGCAAAATGATGGCCGGATTGGCAAGATACCTTATGATCCTGAATTGCCCGTAGCCACTGCTTGGGATCTGGGATTTAATGACCAGACGGTAATCATTCTGTATCAGATAACCAAGAACAATCTGGTTAACATAATCGATTGTTACTCAAACACTAACCAACCATTACAACATTACATTAAGTGGCTCAAAGATCAGCCATACATATACTCTAAGCACTTCGGTCCACACGACATTGAGATCCATGATTACCAAACGGGCCATACACGAATAGAAATGGCTCGTAAGCTCGGCTTAAGTTTTGAGACAAAGGAAGTTAAGGGCAAGATGTGCAGCGCAACTCCACGAGTTTCTGTTGCTGATGGCATAGAAAAGGTAATGGCCTCTTTTAGTCGTATATCAATTGATGCAACCAAATGTGCCAAGCTTATTCGGGCACTCGAAAGTTACCATAGGGAATGGGATGATACTAAGAAAGTTTATAAACAGCAGCCGGTACACGACAATTCATCTGATTTTTGTGACAGTCTACGTTACCTTTGCCTTACTCTTGATCAGCATAGTACCGGCATGACCGTTGAAGATGTGCATAAAGGCTACGACCAAGCAATGTGGTCAAATCAAACACCGCTTGATACTATTGGTGGCGTAAATAATGCCGAGAATCCATTCAGCAGTAGTTTTAATAGTGGTTTAAAAGGAAGATCATGAGAAAAAGTCTTTATTTAGAATTAGAAAAAAACATGATGGCTGAACAGCAAGTTGAAGTAGCTATTAAAACCTACGAGCGTTTAACCCCGGAAGAATGTGAATTAGATCCACGTTACTGTAATTTAATTAACTTGCGTATGTACATTAAGGATGATTATAAAAACATAATGAATTCTATAAGATCCGCAGATTTTGCAACAGGTATGCATTATAAGCTTGGAGCTATTAAGGATTCAATCGAACAAGTAATGCTTTATTACGAGACTCAAATAAGCTCGATTGAAACTTGTTCTGATAACAATACTAAAGATTAGAATGAAGGAAGGAATAAAGAGATGGAACTTGAAAAACTCATTAGTGAATTAGAAAAAACGGTCGTTACTTTAAGCGAAAGTAAATTAGAAACGCTCAGAACTCAGGTTAAGCTGTTAACCAGCAAAATAAATAGGCAATTGATGATAATAAAGCGAAAACGAGAAAAAGCATCCTTGAATTATAAACATTTTGATGACGATCATATATTTGATAATTCTGAGTTTGAAGACAGTGAATAAAGGAAAAACATGGAAAGAAATAATAAATTAGATTTCGAACTTGCGCTTTTAGCTGCTCATAGCGCTAATGATTTAATCAAAACTTACTATCTAGAAAAAGATGCAGATATTAATGATCCAAGACTTTTAAATTTATTGAAGATTCAAGAATATGCTCATTTAATTATTTCTGAATCATTGAATATGGAATATGAAAACGAAAAATTATCTATGAAAGAAGCAATGCATAAAAAACAAGAAGTAAACAAATTAGATATCAGGCCAAGCAATGAATTCATCAGAGAAATAATCTGTGAATCAGAAAATATGTTTATAACTAGCATTGGGGATTATAAATTTCCTGTCGATATAACTCCAAAAGTTTTGGATAACATAACGACATACATGTTAACGGAAAATCATTGGTGTTTCGCTCAGAAAAGAAAAGAATTGGAGAAATATTTAGGACCTGTGCGTTCTTCTTATTTTGTTTTGGTTCATCCAGATATGGCACCAGATTTTTATAGAATGAGTGGTTTTATAGGATGGGCTTTCTATCCAAATAGCTCCACTTTGCTCGAATCTGAAATTGGCACTCGTCATAATCTACGATTTATTGTTGGAAATGATTCCCTTAAAGGACTAGATGGTAATTATTGTTGCTTAGTATTTGGTGATCCTGAAGGTGAAAAGTATGAAGTTAAAGACTTTGTGGTGGTGTGGGCAACTCTTTAATAAAGGAAAACATGGAAATTAATCTAGAGCTCGAATATGAAATGTGCCTTTTTGCTAGTAGAGATCATTTGGAGAACCCATGCATAAAGAATTAGAATCATATACTCGTGAGCAGCTTGAGAAAAAATTGCTTCATGTTACTTCCTTTTTGGCTTATCAGATTGCTACGGAGTTTATAGAACTTACCGAACCAACTATGAAGGTTATACGAACAAAAGAAGCAGAAGAAGAGAACATGCGGCGTATTGTTGAAGCCATTGTTGCGGTATATCCGGCATGGGATATCGTAGAAAAAACTCATCCTGGTTATGATCATATGCATGAATGGATAAAGAAAAATCATGATCAAGCATTGTTGAAGCCATGCATGTGTGAAGGGTGTAAGAATCCATAGTAATGACCATTTGTTGCATAGAAACTTGCTTCTTTCTAGAATGACACTGTCACATCCGTAAACAAGATCATAAGAAGGAACAGTGCATGTCAACATCCCCTTATAGCCAATTAGCTCCGTTGTATCTTGATGAACCCCATCGCAATATATTGCGTATGATGGAAACATCGTATGAACAATCTATCTCTATTGGTCAAACGTATTGGTACCAAGCGAATCAGGATATAGAATATTATGCGGGAAACCAATCGGCTTGGTCTACTTCTTATGGTGTTGGTTTACCTGAATCTCGCAAAAAGCAGTATAATTTTAACCGCATCCGACCTATTATTAATTCTATATCTGGACATCAACGACGTAACCGCAAATCTTCTGTAGTTACTCCTATAGAGAATGGAGATGCAGAAACGGCAGATCAATTCACCAAGATATTAATGTGGATCAATCAGCAGGAAGGGGTGCTTAATACTATCTCTGATGCGTTTGAAGGTTCATTGATTACCGGACTCACGTTATTGCATACCTATCTTGATTATCGCGATGATCCCGTTTCAGGAAATATTAAAGTTGACGCACTAAGTTTCAATCAATTTCTTATCGATCCGTTCTTTCGTAAACAAGATTTATCTGATTGCAATTTTGTTTGGCGACGTTCCTTTTTGACCAAAAGAGAATGTATTTCCCTGGTGCCAGATCAAGAAGAAACAATCATGTCTCTTACGTCAAATACATCCGTAAACGGCCGTGATGCTAAGTTTCAATTCATGCCTGAAACATATAATCCAGCAATTACAGATTTATTGACATATGATGAATATTACTATCGTGACTATAGAACACAGATCATGTTAGCTGATACTGAAACTGGTGAAGTTATCGAATGGAAGTCTAACGATAAAGATGCCTTGAAGGAATTTGTAGAACAGAATCCTACCGTTTCTGTGTTGAAGCAAGAGATACCAACTGTTAATATGGCGCTTGTTATTCAAGGAAAAGTCGTATACACCGGAAGTAACCCGAACGGTTCAGATAAATACCCATTTGTTCCGGTAATGTGCTATTTCCATCCCGAGATGGTTGATTTTCCCAATAGAATACAAGGGATAACACGCGGATTACGTGACGCTCAATATTGCTACAATCGCCGTAAAGTTATTGAGCTTGATATCCTTGAAAGTCAGCTCAACTCCGGTTTCATCATGAAAGAGAATGCGTTAGTAAATCCTAATGATGCGTATCTTACCGGACAAGGACGTACATTATTTGTTAAACAAAATGCATCTATGGCTGATGTACAACGCTTGGAATCACCTGCAATACCACCAACAACATTACAGGTCTCAGAAACGCTTGCAAAAGAAATGAACTATATCTCTGGCGTATCTGAAGAGTCTATGGGTATGGCTGCTGATGAAGTATCGGGCATATTGGCTATGCTTCGCATGAAAGCATCAAACAATTCCCTTGAAGGGGTATTTGATCAACTTGACAGATCACAAGCATTGCTTGCTCGCATCCATATGGATTATATCCAAACTAACTTTACACCAGGAAAGATACAAAAGATTCTTGAAGGCAAACAGCCTGCTCCTCAATTCTATAATAAAGCATTCGGCCGCTATCATGTTGCCATTGAAGATGGTCTCAATACATCCACACAACGACAAATGCAACTTGCTCAGATGGTTAGCCTTAAAGCTGAAGCTGGCATCAACTTCTCTGAAGAGGATATGCTGGAAGCTTCAACATTACAAAATAAGAAACAGATTCTGGATAATCTGGCTAAACAGAAACAACAAGCTATGCAGCAACAACAACAAGTACAACAAGCGCAACTTAGAGTTATGGAAACACAAGCACAAGACAATGAGGCTAAGGCTGAAGCAAACCGTGGATTGGGTCTTGAGCGAGCTTCACGCGTAGAAGAGAACCATGCACTCGCTGTCGAAAGACGAGCGGCTGCCATTAAGGATCAGGATATTGGTTTGTTGAATCTAGTGAAAGCAATGAAAGAAATAGAAACAACTGATATTAGTCACATAAAAGAGCTGTTCACATTGTCTAACTTGCTGACTGAAAGACAGCGCATGGAAGAAGCTACCAACCCAGCATCAACAGATAAGGAATCTTCGGCAATTGCTGCTGTATCATCACGTTCTAGACAGCCACAACAACCACCGCAGCAAGCACCAGAATTACAACAAGGTGGCATGCAAATATGAACTATGTTATAGCTAGATTAATCCTCAAGTGTAGAGGTATTGTTTAACCTTGCGACGCTTATGCGGTTCGCAGTTCCAAAGGAGCCAATATGGCAAAAAGATACCATAACCCAGATAAGGGTTACATGAAACCTGAAGCAGAATACCGTCAGGAAGAAAAAGATGCGGCATTGATCAAGAATGATCACAGCAAGTTTGCTAATCTTCCTACTGAAGTCATGATGAAAGCATATCCTCCTTGCCCAGCTTATATGGATTGGGAAATGGAAGATAACATTAAAGGTATCGATAAACAAATCGGTAATGACAATAGCAAGCGTCGTGGGGGCATGGATCCACATAAGTACTAACTGTATTTATTTAAATATTTAAAAGGATAACTATGCCGACGCAAATAAGGCCTAAGGGCGAAGCTAAGCAGATTGCCTTTAAGATATTGGGTATACCTGCGAACATGTTGTACAAGAAGACGAAACAAGAGAAAGAACGGGATGACCTTCTGTATCTTCGTCAAAGTTCAACATCTTCACGTATATTTTAAGAATAGAATTAGAGGAGCTGTAAAAGGCTCCTCTTTTAAGGAGAAATAATGGCCGTATGCCCAAAGTGCAAGTCAAAGCCTTGCAAGTGTAAGAAAAAAGGATATTAAGATGCCAAAACTTAAAAAAAATGCACCTAAGAAGAAAAAAGAAAAAAAGGTTGAGAAAGTCCTTCATGAAATGAAAGAAGGAAAGTTACATTCTGGCTCAAAGAAGGGGCCAATTGTTACAAATAGAAAACAAGGTATTGCAATAGCACTATCTGAGGCAGGATTAAGCAAGAAAAACAAGAAAAAAAATAAGAAATAAAAGCGCTTCTCTTCTCTTTTTATACTACCTTCTCTTTCCCCGGCTTGGAACAGCTTCTCCCCGGCCGGGGCTTGTTCTTTTTATGGATCTGTTGCATATTCTTCACCATAGAAGGAACATTTATGGAACAAAGAGAAAAAATAGGCAAAATCTATACCGATCTTAAAGCAAAGCAACAGGATAAAGTTGATGTTTTTGAGTTTATTAAGGAAACTCAGCAAGATTTTATGCCAAGTTTGGTGAGATTAGTAGAAGCGGACAAGCTTAAGACTAACAAAGATTTCTATGTTGAAGTTTGCTTCCGCAAGAATCATCTTATGCCCGATATTATAGAAACTTATATGAAATCACGGCATACCTGCCCGACACCATTTTATGATCGCTCTGTTTTCCATTATTCTCGCGCTAGGGATGCTCTATTTTTCCTCTGGCATGTACCTTCTGTTGAAGAATGCACCTACTATATAGATAATCTGCTTAAGTTGCGTGAAGATGAAAAAGAAGCCGCTAAAATGGTAATGGATTTCCGTGATGGGACACTATTACGAATGGCCAAAACACTTAATAATGAGATTAATCAAGATGAGTTAATATTTTATAAAAAGGATTCTAATGGAAGAGAGATTACATCCTGAACTAGCCCGCGAAGCTGGTGTTATACAAGAAGAGCAAACCTACGATGTCCATCCATCCCTTGTTGCTGAACGCGAAGCTCCTGCACAACCAGAACAAGAAGCTGCTTCAGCTCCTGAAGAGACCATAGAAGTAGCAGAACAACAAGAAACCAAGCCAGAAATAACCAAAGAAGCTGAACCTGTAGCCGCTCCGGCTGATGCTAAAGAACAAAACTGGCGTGCGATGCGAGCACAAGCTGAAAAAACTCGTCAATTAGAAAAAGAAGCGCAAGAATTAGCGCGAGAGCGTGATTATTATCGTGAGCAGGCATTAAAGAAGCAACAAGTTGAGTCACAAGATGAAGATTATCGTAGTGATTATGAGAAGAAATTAGCGCGAGAACTTGAAAACTTACGTGCTGAAGTTGCTAACCAAGCAAAAGAAACAGCAGCTGCTAAGAGATCGGCCGCCATATCACGCGGTGAACAGAGATTGGTTCAAGATTACCCAGACATAAACCAAGTGGTTACTGATGATAATATCAAAGTACTGGAAATGGAATACCCTCACCTTTATAATTCGGTTATTGCTAGTAATGATGTGTATACTGTGGGCTCGGCGGCTTATGAATTGATTGTCGCTAAAGGAATCTACAAGAAGCCTTCAAAGCTGAGCACTTCTAGTGCATCCCAGCAGATAGCGCGTAATCAAAACAAACCGAAATCAGTTTCTACTGTTGCTCCACAATCTGGTGAAACACCGATACAAAGAGCTGGTAATTTTATGGGAAATTCTATAGCCTCTGAGGATGAACGCAAGGCGTTATATCAAGAGATGATCAATTCATCGCGTCATCGTTCGTTTTAGGAATTTCATATGATATCTCCTGGGTTTCCTTCCGTGTTTTTTCCCAGGAGATATTTAAATAGAATTCATAACTGCTCCTGGGTTTTTACGCTCCGTGTTTCTCCCAGGAGTTCCATTTAGGCTTCATTTTACTTATATGAGCCCGGAGATAAGGTTGTGTAACTCCTTCCTACCTCCGGGATTTCTTATTCTTGCGTGTAAACGCTCTCTGTTATATGATCTGCTTGAGTTGTAAATGATAGACGTCACTCACTATCAAAAATTGGAACTGTATCTGAGGAGTCGTTCCGCCTAATTAGGCTGTACTTGAGTTTCGCCTAAGCTCAAGGGTCATATCTTAAATTCTTTTCTCTTGAGGAAAAACTATGTCGATAACTACGACTTCTAGTTTGCCTGCACCAATTCAGGCTTCCTTTAATAAAAAACTATTAGCAGTGCCGGTGCCTAATTTTATTTATGCTATCCCTGCTATGAAAATGCAAATGCAGCGTAACGGTGGTACCACAGAAAGATGGCGTCGTTACAATCCATTGCAACCAGCTTTGGTTCCACTTGGAAATAGCGGCATTACACCCCCACCACAAAACCTAACCGCGGTCGACATCGATGCGAAAATGAGTTTCTATGGAACTTACATTGCTATAAACGAGCAAGTAACGCTCCAAAACCAAGACCCTAAAAAATATGGGGTCTATAAATCTTGGGTAATTGACTTG